AATATTCTTTCTTCTTGAATATCTTGAATTTGAACAGTGTTTGTAGAGAGTGTTGTAGTAACATTGTCTCCGGGTCTATAAGGAGAGCCATTTAAAACAGAAACTACATTAGCAGACATATAATCAATTTTTGAGTGTTCTGGCCAGTATTTTAAATGGTTAGCAAAAGTAGTTTTAAACTCGACGACAGCGCCGAGTAAATCTCTACTATCTGATTTTAAATTTTTCCAAGTTTCTCCTAAAGAAATAGCTTGATCATATAACCAAGGAGAGTTAGCGCCTCCATATATATTATCTACCGTGTCTTGATCATAATGAGTATTGCCGGTAACAGTTCTAGGGTCAAGCCCGTAGACAAGTTCTCCATTAACATATCCTTGAGCCGAATTAGAAGTTACGTTCCCAACTATGTAAGGATTCTCAACAAAAGTAGTAATTAAATTATCATAGTTAGACATTGTAAAAGTTACTCGATCAATAGTACCATCAGAAGAGGTTGCAATACCGTCTGCTTCCATAGGATACGGCGTATAGCTTTCTCCTTTAAATGTTACATTGTAAGATAAATCAGAATAAATGTCTCCAATAACCTCTGCAAATCTTAAAGGGGTTTCTGTAGGCCACGCATACCCAGCACCAGTGCCAGAAGGATTACCAGCTTCATTAGGAGGGTACCATTCTCCTGGGTAATAAACTTCTACAAGTCTAACAATAGGAGCTTGTGTAAAAGCATTTAAAGTAGCAATGAAAGGGCTATTATAAATAGCACTTATAGTAGCCGTTGTAGAGCTTTGAACGTTTCCTAAATGTTGATGAGAAGATTGAAAAGAATATGCTTGAGTATTTCCAGTTTGTCTTCTAATAGTAACAACTGAACCAGCATTTGGAGTAGCAAAAGCAAAAAACTCTAGTTGATTATTACCAGTATGATAAGTCCAACTAGATCTTTGAGCTAGATTAGAACCTACAAATACATCTAACTCAGAAACAATATTAGTGTCAACTGGGGAAGAAACAGAAATAAATAAACTTTGTCCCTCACCTGGAGTTTGATTTACAGTATGGGTACTAGAGTGAAAAGTATTTGAAATTAAATAGTGATTGCTAACAACAGATTCTGACACAGAGAATTCTTGGTCTACGTTAGACATTTTAACTTTAATATTACTAGTAGAAGAGTCTACATTAGCTATATATCCAAAAGCATTAGAAGTTAACCCTAAAATAGTATTACCTTGTTTAAAGGGAGAAGTATCTGATACCGTTAAAATATAATCATATACTCTAGAACTCATTAGCTAAAATCTTCCCTTAAAGTTATCTGAACTGAATAAAAATTTTGAGTAAGAGCACTTCCTCCAGAAATTACTTGTTCTATTTGTATAGGACCATCAAAACGAGTTCTAACAGTACCAGCGGAGTTAATATGATCTAAATCAAAAGTAAAAGTTTCAAAGTCCCCATTTCTAGCAATATAAAAATCTTCTATAGCTTGTTTCTCTACTCCAGAAATATTATTATAAGTAAGCTCAAAGGTTCTTCTACTTCTTCTGCTCATTAATCTACGTTTTTCATAACCAGATTGACTCTCATATTTTTTAGTACTAAATTCTCTGTCTATAGAAAAACCATTAGAAGGTTTTCTATCTCTCATGTCTGTAAATCTACCTATAGAATCTACTTGAGGTATCAAAGTTCTAATTTCTAAAGTTGCATTAGCGACATCTTCATCTCCAGTTTTTAATGCAGGAGCCTCTGGTAAGTCTATGCCATTTACTCCTAGTGTAGCGCTTGGATAAGTAAAAGCATCTTGGTTTTGTAAAACACCAGAAAGAGTTACAAAAATAGAATTTGCTAGATTTTCTCCAAAACTTCCCAGAGCAGGAGTAGGAAGAGAAAAAGATGTTTGAACTCCGTTTAACAAATAGGTGTTCGAATCAATTGTAGTAATTGAAGTATTAGAATAACTAGCTGCATAAACAGCTGGATAAGAACGTGTAGCTCTAAATCTAGTAGGTAAATCAATAGTTTTAAATACTAATTCAGTAGCGTTTGGAGCGACAATAAAAGTAACAGATCCTCCAGAATTAGATAAGTAGTATGAAGAGACATCTTGGACAACACCATCAATGGTGACTATTACCTCTCCTGCAAGAGAGACGGTAGTAGGAAGAGGGAATTCTATATCGCTCCCAGTTGAATTATAAGTTTTTAGCCCTACAGTCCCAAAAGCGGTTAAAGAAACTGTTGCATCATCAGGATAAGTTGCCATTTTTTATCTCCATAAAGTTCTCATTACTTAAACTACTAATGCCATTATAAATTAAAATGTGAGTAGTAGTCTCTAACTTTTTTAATTTATTTACTGTTTGGTATTATCTTCCGTTAGCTCTAATACTCTTTCTAATTGGTCCATTAGATTTCAAGTCTTTAAGTATCATTTTAACTACCATTGCCTCTCCGTCCATCATAGTCTCGCCTTGTTCTGCGTCTTTCTCCTGACCAGAATTTTCTATTTGAATCTTTACAGGAGGCATATTTTGCTGAGATTTTCCAGAATTCATAGCTTGCATAGCGGGAAGACCTGCTGCATCAACAGCACTCTTTCTCATCACAAACTCACCTGGCTCCAGTAAAGCAGGAACACGATCTCTCATGACCGCTCCACCAGAGTTCATTTGCCTAATTAATCCTCCACTAGCAACAAGTATACCGCCAGCTGCACCAATACCCATTAAAGAACTTGCTGCAGGAGCACCGCCAAAACCGCCAAAACCGCCAAAGATACTACCAATACCACTGAATATACTTCCAAATAGTCCTCCGCCTCCTCCTCCAGCGCCGCCACCTCTAAAGATGCCAGAGAATAGGTTTCCAATAGAACTCATCAAACTAGAGCCAAAAGCTCCCAGTTTACCGATTACGTCCATAATACTCATATTTAATAAGGGAATTTTTCCGTTTAGTAAGTTAAATCCACCAGTAGTTCCTGCAACAGCCTCTGTAGTTCCTACAAGACTAGTACCTAAACCTTTAGAAGCATCCCCTGTTTCTGCTAATAATCCTCCAAAATCATCTTCTTCCGCAAATATATTAGCATCAGACTCTTTTAGAACATCTCTATCTGCTCCAGCTGCTCCAAGCACGCTTTGTGGCCCCAGTCCTGCTCCAGAAGTAGTAACTAGAACAGGTCCTGTTTGGCCAACAATCATTACATTAGTAACCGAACCAAAAACTTCAGTAAGGGTCTGTGACTGCTTTTGAAGAGCATCGCCTGTTACTTTAGCTACATTTTCATTTCCCTCATTAATACTTTGTGCTAATGTTTCAAACTTTTTAGCCTCTTCTAATTTAGCATCAGGTAAGACTAAATCTCTAACAAATCCTCCGATAAAATCTTTTACAGGTTGTAAGACAAACTCTTCCATAAAAGCCTTTTGAGTATCTGCAAGAATCTTTCTCACCATATCTTTAAAGCCTTGTTTAAAGTTATCCATAGTCAGAGTTCCATCATTAATAGCGTCTAACAGTTTATCCATACCATCGGCTAGATTATCGCCTATAATACCAGCAACTTTGTTAGCAACTTTAACTAGCTTGTCTCCTAAAATCTCAGATAGTTTATCAAAAGATGCAATCGCTTCTTTAGCAGCATTTACCTCTCGTTCTGCGGCAGCTACTCTATCTTTAGAGTTTGCAATCGCTAAATCTCTTTCTCTGGTAGCGGAAGCAATACTAGAGTCTCTCGTTTGCTCTAGTATTTGACCTTCTATTTGTAATGCTTTTAGCCTTTCTTTTTCTATATCTAAATTGTTTTGAAGAATATTCTTTCTATTTTCTAGATTAGCTTTTTCATTATTAAACTGCCTATTTGCTTCTGCTATTGACTGAGTAGCAGCATCTTCTGCCAACTTTTTCTGTGCCTCAAAGATAGCTTCAGAGGTAGACTGCGCGGTTTTAGCAGAGGCTACTAATTTTCTAGCTCTTTCTGCAAGGTCAACAGCACTAGCTTCAGGAGCCTCGATCTGAGGAGCGCCCGTAGATGATCCTGCAAACGGAATTCTACTTATAATTTTATCAAAAGCAACTAAGAATCCATTAAATACAGTTCTCATAGCTTCAGGATGCTTCTCAAGAGCTTCTACTTGAATTAACAAGAAGTCGGCGTCAGCTTTTATTTTTTCTATCTGAAGATCACGAGATTGTTTTGCTGCCTCTGCCTGTGCGATAGCAGCTGCTTTTGTTGTGTTAGCTATCGTTATTCGATCTTTTCTATCTGCCTCTGCACTTCCAAGACCACGATTCTTAAGAGCGTCTAGCTCTGCTTGAGCAGCACGTTGATTTTCTTGAATTTCTTTCTTGCGAAGGTCTAATAGTGCTTTACCTTTTTGAAACTCTAGTTCTGCAATAGCTTTTCTTTCAGTAAATATTTTTTTAGCTGTTTCTATTTCTTTTTGAGATAGTCTTTTCTGCTCTTCTAAAAGTTTTTCGGCTTTTGTAACATCTAGCTCTAGACCTTTTCGCTCTAGTGCTCGTCTATCTGCATCAGAGAATAGATTAGAGAAAGCACTCTGAATCTGAGATTGCTCAGACAGCCTTAGTCTAGCTCTACGGTCAGCGTCTTCAATTCTAGCTTTTATTCTACTAGACTCTAGTTGCTCTAATTGTAATTCATATTTTAACTCTTCTATTTTTTCTCTTTTTTGTGCTATCTGAAGATCCAGTTTAAGATTAGCAACTCTAACTCTCTCTTTTTCAAGAGCGAGATTAGATTTATTTAAATCTGCTGTACGTTTTAGAGCTGATTCCTCATCTTTTATAGCATTAGCCCTATTTTTAATAGCATTTTCTGCGCTTTGTATTTTAATTTGACCTTTTAAAGTATCGAGCTGCAGTGTTAGCTGTTTATTTAACTTTTCAAGTGCTTTTTCCTGCTTATCTATTTCAGAAGTTAGTTGAGGGTATCTTCTTGCTAAAGATTCGAGACTTTTTCTAGCTCTATCTTTTAGTACATTATTGTCACCTTCATACTTAGTCAACTCTACTAAGCTTCTTACAGAGGCTTCTCTAACCTCGCGTTCTGTTCGAGCCAGTCTTATGCCCTCTTTTGTGATCATAACAAACTGTGCTCCCTGCTTAAGAGCATCGGGAGGGAATAGTTTATCAAATTGATCGCCAATAGATTTTATAGCCTGCTGTTCTTTTGCGGTAGATATTAAGGCTTCGATAGCGCCTGTTGCTCCGTTTGTATCATTTTCAGCTTTTTCTAATTCTTTTCCAAGAATATTAATTGCTTTTGAAAGCTGCTCAGTGCTCATAGTTCCTGCTTCTAGTTTTACTGCAAACTGAGCTATTTGAGAAGCGCCATCAATTGTTTTATCCTTTCCTAGTTGTATATTTAATGAAGCTAAAGAATCTACAAATCGTGCTGCCGCTCCATCTGTCTTTTCATATTGTTTACCTAAGCTTTGAAATACATCTACTAGTTTGTCCCCTGCTACAGCAGTTCCATCACCAACAGTTGTAAAATACTCTTCTACAAATTGACGAGCTAATTGTCCTGCAGCAGTTTGACTATCTCTAATAGATTGTTCTAACCCTTTATTTCTACGGAAAAGATCTGCTTGTTTTTGAAGAGATGCTTTATAGTTTTGTATAAATTCATCATCTAGTCTAGGAAACTCTTTTCTTATTGATGCAATCTGTCCTTCTATAGAAGCTTTCTGGATAATTGGAGAAATTCTTCTTAAAATTTCTGCTCTTTTTTCTGCGCCATCTAAATCCATCTGACTTACTTCTGCAGTTATCTCTCTCAATCTTTGACGTACTTCTCTAGTATCGCCTATGCCCATTCTTTGTAGCATAGCAACCCCTGTTCTAATTTGATTGGGGTCAGAGAGTTTATCTATTGTTTGAAGAGTTTTTTGGAAAGCATTTGATATCTCTGTAAGTTTACCTCTAACCTCTTCTGGTGAAGCCTCGCCAGAACCAAAAAGAGAAGAAAACTGACCTCTTTGTTCTTGGGGAGTAGTAATCTGAGACAAAACATTTCCTAGTCCTGCCATTTCTTGAGTAGCTGATTTAACAGCCTCTGCAGCAATTTTAGCTTTTTGTGCTCCTTGTCGGAACTTCTCAAAGAATTCTTGTACTTTTTTACCAGCTCCCACTAAAGGATCAACCCCAAAAATTAGCTTACCGAGAGTAGAAGAAATAAGTTGAATGATACTAACTACAAAGAATATTTTAGAAATGGCGCCTATAAATAGATTAACACCTTTAGCAGCTAGGCCAAATGCTTTACCAGCAAAACCAGCAGCTTTAGAAGCAAATAGAGCCGCTCTACCTAACCCCTGAACCCCTGTAGAAGCTGCAGCAGCTGCCCCTTTTAAACTTGCCAGAGTACCTGTATTTTTTTTAAGAATAACATCTAACTGCTTCATTTGAGCAGCAGTTATTTTTCCATCTTTTGCTAATTTTAAAAGACCTTGCGCAGCTAAACGCTCTTTTTGTGTTAGTCCAGCTAGTTGTCCTGTAAGACCTTTAAAACTTAAATCTACTCCTTTTAAAGATGCAGTTAGTTTAGCAGCCCCTTGTCCTCCTGTTTTATCAAAGAAATTAGAAACAGATTGTCCAGCTCTTTCAACAGCAGCACCTGCGGTGCTTAAGCCTTCTTTGGCTACTTGTCCTAGTTTTCCAAATACTAGTCCTCCTACTAATCCAACAGAAGCTAAAACATTTAAAAAATTACCTGAGATAAGCTGAATAAACGGTCCAAGTGCAGACGCAACAAGACCACCAATTTGAGTGATCAAATCTTGTACTTGTGCAGATAATTGTTCAAAGGTTTTAATTGTGGAAGAAGCTTTTTCATCTATAGCAGCATACTTATCAGTTCCTTGCTCAATAACTGCATTAGCAAAAGCTTGAGATCTTTCAAAGGTAGTTAGGTCAGAAGATGCTTTACCGATACTTAAAGCATACTTTTTAACCGCATCATCTAAACGCACGATAATACCAAGTTCGTCTAAGATTTCTGGCTCGATCTTAGCAACACCTCTTGATAACCTACTTAATGAGTCGGTTAGATCGCGACCTAATGCTTTAGAAGCTTTTACAGCAACTAGAGCAAGACCTTCAATTTGTTTGGAATCAAATCCAGAAGATAACTGGAAGTTAGCGACTTCTGCTGCTTCAGCAATAGATAGTTGGCCTTGAGTAATATCCCTAAGATTACCAATGATAGAATCAGCACTCTCACCTACGGCGGCGGCCAAAGTTCTGGTACCTGCAATAGTAGCCTCTGCTCTAGCAGCTCTCTGTAAAGCACTGAATGCTTGTGTAATAGCAAAAACGTTAGCGGCAGCACCAGCATATGCTGCAACTAAACCACCAAGACCCGCTGATTGTGCGGAAAACTGACGCCCTGCAGAAGCAGAAGCCTGACCAAGACGAGTTTGAGCTTTTGTAACATTTTGAGTAGAGGTAGCAGCTTTTTCTGCCCCCTTTGTTACAAACATCGTCTCAATGATATTTCTGATACTTGCCACTAGCGTTTCACCTTTGAAGCAGCTTCTCTAGCTTTACGTTGTTGCTCGTAATGAGTAGCAGCTTCTACAACACAAACTTGAAGAAGATCAAAAACTTCTTCACTGTCGTCAATTTTATATATACGCATTATGTCTCCTAGACCTGCGTAATCTTTACCTAACCAGACTCCATTCATTCCCTCTATCTTATCTGGTAAAGCATTAAAAAGCCTTAGAGCTTGTTGCGCTTCGTAACTTAATTCATGTACCTCTGGCGGCATTTCATCAGGGTTAGGATCCCAGCCCATCTGTTCACACATTAACAGATACTGGTCCTGGGTCATTCCCCCTGCTTGGAAGTTGTGCCGGAGGTACTTTTCGAGTTTTTTGCGTCTTCAGCCTTTTTACTAATCGAAAATTGTTCATAGTCGTTCATGGCATCAGTAACAAACTGATCAAAAATAGTAGAATTTTGTAGAAGATCAAGTGCATCTTCTTCTGAATAGTCTACTGCCTCATCTTTGTCCATAGAGCTAATATCTACTGGAAGAAGTTTTGGAAGAGAGCCTACTGTAAGACCACTCCATCCTTTAATAGCTCTACGAGCATATTCTTCAATAAACTTATCATTATCAATCTCTTCTTCTCGTTGACGAGTACGCTTATTAAATTTGTATGTAAGACTTGCATTTCTAATTTTCATTAGGTCATCTCGACCAAGATAAACTAGGTTAACTACGAAACCTTCAATATCAGGAAACTCTACGTCAATTACTGTTTCCTTAGCCATTAAGTTTGAGATTTTACTCATTTATTTTTCCCCTCTATATTAATAAAAAGGGTGCTCACTATAGCTTTCAACGCCTGTCAAACTGAGGGGGCAAGTTTGACGTTTGTTAATAGTGAGCACCCACATGGAATTAAATTTTACCCCCTCAAAGTTCATTTAATTTACTTTTCTACAATAAGTGTCACTTCATCTCCAGTACCCTTAGTTGTTTCTTGGGCAAGGAAGTTGACAGAAACACCGATCACATCTTCAATAGCATGAACTGGAATTTCGAACTGAACTCTTGGCATATTAATGGCAAAGAATGGTGCAGTTGCGCCGCCAATTTTAAGGTTAGCGTTAGAAGTAACTGAAGAAGAGGTACGACCATCTTCAACAATCTGTTTCAAGAACTGAGCTGAGTTATCTGAGCCACCACGTAAGTATGCACTTAGAGAGCCAGAAATTGCACGAGCACCCGCAAACTGACCAATTGGTGAGTTAAGAGATGCTAGTTCTTCTGGTGTTAAGTATGTGATGTTGTTATTGTAATCAAAACTGAGTGCTGTAACTGGGAATGTAAAGTCAACACCCGCTGCAGTTGCACTTTCAGCGTGCTTAACATCAATTGTTGAAAGTCTATTCTTAATGAAGCTGGCTGATGAAATTGTGCCAGAAACATTATAAGAGTTCCAAGGATGATATGAAGCTTCAGCTGTCATTGCATACTGGTTAGAGTTGGCTGTTACATCTGTACCAGCATTTAGAGTTCCGCCAAATACAGAAACAGCATTGTTTCGTTTAGTATCGCGAAGCTCAATCAAGTTTGTTCCGAAACCTGTCCAAGTAGTTGTAGCAATGCCGTCAATTGCAGCATCAATAGAGCCTTGGTTAACAGTAGCGTTAGAAACCTGATAAAAAACGTTATCCATTTTAAAGTATAGATGGTATTCAACTGCAGTAGCGAAGTTAGAGGAGTGCTGGAATACGTTTGAGCCAGCAGCTCTTTCTCCTAGTGCAAATTTACCATCAGTCTGCCAAGTACTCTGAAGTTCTGATCCAGAAGCAAATGCAGTGTTACTCATTAGTGCTTGCCACATAAACCAGTCAGCGCAAGGCATAGAATTACCTTCAGCAGCCTTATCTGATCCACCTGCAGTCTTTTCAAGACCTGTTGGTTTTAGATAAGCCTGGAAGTTCCAGTCAACTGGGTTTAGGGCAGTATTAAATCTTTGTTGTGAACGATCAGGTGTTAGACCACTTTCGAGTGATGTAATATCCTGAGTTGCAGCAGCCTGTGAAACAGCATAACCAGCAAGAATTTCTACTTGCCATGTGTTTGCAGGAGTCAAGGCTGTTACTGCGGCACCGCTGGCAATATCAACGGTGGACATAAACACTTTTGTGTTTCTTTGTAGGTTAAGTTGGGCCGACATTTAATTTAACTCCTTATATATTTAATTGGTATCTTGCTAAAATATCAATCTCTAGTATGCCAAAGGGAGCTACTAAACCTTCATCTGTAGAAACACCTTCTATTATCATATCCAGTATTCCGATACTTGATCTATCTCCTAAGTTGTATACAACATGTTCTATATCATCTGCTAGACTTTCTGCGGTTGTTATAGGGTTCTCTGCTCTAACGTAGGAACGAACATTTATGTTTAGTTCTCCAGTAGTTAATCCTGCAGTATCATAAATTCTGGTTTCTGTACCTGCATTTACGCACACTGTAGGAAAATCATTTATTTCGTCTAAAAATCTCATACGACGAAAGCAATTATTAGAAATGTTTAAGTTATAGGTATATGAAGCGTCAAATGTAGAAACATCACCATTTATCTTCTTTAGCTCAGATACCAATAACTCGGTTATCTCTTTTCTTCGACTTAACGCCATTTATTTTCTACCTTTTCATAGTATAGCAAATTGACTTTTATAAAGCAAATCTTAAATTCTCAAAACAGATTCGTGCCCAGTTTAAAAACCTCTTATAATTCTAAAACGTTCTCCATACACTCTTTTTACTACTTCTCTTATAGACCCTTGTAGTAAAAATCTAGGCGCTCTGGCACCTCTTTTCTCGTGTACACGATAATTAGGAGCATAGTAATATTTAATCATATTGCTTCTTATATTTTGCATTACTTTAATTGATTCTACAAATTGACCCGTTCTATAAGTTAGTACAGTAGGGCTAAGAGGCTCTCCTCTTTTTGGTCCTTTAGGCATTCTGCGCTCTGTCTCTTGCTGTACTAAAGCAGTTAATTGAATATCAGAAATAACTTTTAGCCTTGTAGCAGCTTTTTTTCTTTTTGTCTTGGCTACTATACTACCTTTTCCCAAAAGAGCAGATCCTTTGTCATATTCAATTACAAATTGACCTTTCATTTGACTATTTAAAAACCGAATTACTTGAGGAGAAAATTGAGCAAACTCTGCTGCTAAATCTCTTGCCAGTTGAGTACTGATTTTCTTTAATTCTACATCTAAACGAGCATTTGCTTTGTTGAGAGAATCTCTAACTTCTGCTTCCGTAAAATATATTTGAAAAAATACTTCGCCTTTTTTACCTTCTGTTACTTTTATCTTAGCTCTAGGGTTACGGCTTATTTGTTTCCATGACCACCCGATTGATTTTACTATTCTTCTATTACCAACTTGAATAGGGACTCTAATATTTGCAGATTTTAGTTCAAAGTTTTTTCTTAAAGCAATAGCTGCAGGAGACCGGCTTTTATTTAAAAAAGCTTTTAACCCGCTATTATCATTTTTTAAAGCTAGTAGTTGGGAAATAAAAGATTTTGAAAAATTCACATCTTCTTCTACTGATTGCGTCATACCAGTAGCATCAGTAGTAAAACCTGTTAATAATCTACTAGTGCGTCTTAAATTAATACCCTTACCGCCTGCCACTCCTATCTCTCTAGCCCGAGTAACTTGTCCAGAGGCATCTACTCTTGTAGAAATAGCTTTACCTTCTGATATAGCTACCTCTCCTTCTTCATCATAGGTTATAAAATCAGGTATAACACCAGATCCAGCTTTACCTTTTATAATAGTACCACCTAAATTTTCGACAACGGCTCTATCCACAAGATTAGATAATCTAGAGTAAATACCAAATAAAGCTCTAGATAAAGGTTCATTGTCAGGTTTTAGATAAAATCGAGCAGGGCCTATTTTTTGTCTTGAGTTAAATAGTAAATCTAAGGCTTGTGGCCCTTTAAAAACTCTTCCATCAGGACCAGTAACTCTTACATTATTGACCACATTAAGCATTAAATGATCACTCTATATAAATCTAAAATACGCCGGATATGAGGGGGAAAGTTAGAACTTAGCTGTCTATCCTGTACGTTCTCTCCTTGAAAAGTGAAACCTTGAGATTCTTGGCGATCTTTATGAAGCATTTTAGCATAATCCATAGTAGCCATTAAAAGATCATTAGGAACACTGCCAGAGTCATAGCCAGATTTATAAGTTACACGGACTCCACGAGGATAATTTTTAAATACAGCAGCTCCTACAATTGTAAGACCGAAGTCTCCTGTTCCATCCCCAATATTCTTAGTAACCTCACCAGTATCAGGGTAGAATAAAAAGTCTTCTACAGAGGCATGATCATCAGCAAAATCAGAGTTATCATTAGCACCATCAAAATGAACTAGTAAAACAGTGTCATCATCTGTCGCGTGTTGATAAGAAGGAGCAGTAAAAGCAGCAGTGTGTCTTGCTACATGAGAAATACGAGTCTCATCAATAAAACCATTAAAATATTTATAACTAGAGGACACGTTCTGACGAGCAAATTCTAATTGAGCAGAAATGTCAGGCATTACATTAGAAGTAGTTTGTGAAGCGATGGAAGTTCCGTCTCTGTACAAGTTCCAAGAAGAACCTGATCTTACGATTTCTACATGATGAAAAGTATTAGCTGAGTAACCAGTTGATGCTGCGTGTGTTACATTTACAACCTCAGTACCTCCAAATACTGCTCTAAAAGTAAAGCCATTTGTAGTATCATAACCGAGGGACCAAAGATTATCTGCATCCGCAGCTTGTGAAATAAAAGTAGTATTTGCAGAGTAAGAATTTGATCTCACTTGCATATCAATAGTAAAATCGGAATCTCCAAAATACCAGTCATTTGAATCTGCTAAAAATATGAAATCATCAGAACCGTCAAAAAACACAGAGGAGTCCCCGAACTTTTTATATCTAGTTTTTAAGACGGGTCCTCCACTGCGAGTTAAAGTATGGTTTGAATCAATTCGAGTTACTGAAGATCCGTCTGATTGTGGGTTATTTAATTTTCTGTAAGCAGTACCATCATATTCAGAAATAGAGTGTACATTTTGTAAAGGAAGTCGGGAAACAAAAACTGAAGACTTTCCGCCATCAAAAACTTCTGAATAAGAATTACTTAGAACTTCGTGTCCAATGTAATTTTCTACCGCACCACAAGCAAAAGAAATAAGATTGCTGAGTCTAGCATCTTCATTAGAGCTTGTAATATTTAGATAATTTTTTATCTGTGCTAAAGTTACATATGGATATTTACCATAATTGCTAGACATTTCTCACCCCTTTTTATTTAGTAACGATTGTTGTTTTTGGTTTAGCTGCTGCTACAGTCTCTACGGAAGTAGCGCTAACCACCTTTTTCTTAATTGGAGCAGGAGCTGGTTTAGAAGCAGCTTTAGCTTTTTTCCACTCTTCAATATACATTTCTACCTGCCCTAACCCATTACCACGCTTCATAAGAATAGTACGGGCTTCGTCTTCATCATCAATGTTCATAATTTCATCAAGCATTAAAATTATCTCCTTGTTTTATAGTAAGAAAGGGAGGCAGGTGATCCTACCTCCCTCTCCCTTAAAGGTTAATCAGAATATTTTCTAATCTAAATTAGGCGAGTGTTCTGATTGTTGCAGCGTAGCCGTAGGTGGTAGAAACGTTTGCACCTGCGCCTGAGCCAGTGGTTGAGAGAGCCTTGAAGTCAAAGCGTGTGCTCATGTACATCGCTGTGACCTGCTGGCGGGGTTCGTACTCGCTCTCGATCTCCATACCACGTCGTTCTGCGATCATCCAGCCTGGCTTGTAGACTAGAGCACCGATGTCGGCTGAGTTTGAACCAACGTTATCAAGGAATTCAGTAATAACAACTGGAATACCATAGATTGCACCAACAGAACCTGTGAGGTATGTTGCGTTTGGACCAAACTTGTCAACTGTGCGGAAGTCTGAAGTTGTGACTAGCTCGTTGTAACCTTCAATTGTGGTGAGGTATACGAGGTGATCACCAAGCTGTAGACCATATTTGCCCATAAGAGCGCGAGCTGATGCGATATTTGCGGCAGAAGCCTTTGTATCACCATCGGCGGTGCGAACTGATAGACCGTCTGTAGCAACTTGGTTAACCATTGTGGTAATACCCTTAACAACAGAGGCATAAGTTGATGTGCCACCTGGGTTAGCGGTGAAGCCGGTAAGAGCACCAGTACCACGAAGGATTGCCTTATCAATTGACCGTGATAGACGACGGGTTGCTGCTTTACGGAGGAAGTCGATTAGAGGAAGAACTGTATCCTCTTCTTCGTCCTTGGCAAGATGGGTTGTAACCATGAACTTGTGTGGTGTAAAGTCTACTGACTTAATTGCGTTCTGGTTTGAGGTTGGGACGTTTGAGGTATCACCAACGCCTGTGGCATATGTGCCAGAAGCGAATTGTGCTACCTGATCGTCGGTATCCTCATCGGCTACGGGGACACGGAATGTCTTCGCATCGACCTGGATTCTATCGAACATAGGAGCAATAACGAGCTGCTGCTCCATTTCTTCGTAGATATTTGTTGAGAAGTTGCTTAGGAACTGATCAACTGAAGTGACGGCCTTAATCTGATTACCGAGTTTGGTATCAAATGGGTCACGACGATTGAGAGCCTTAGCAAGTAGGAAAGCATTAGCCATTTCCTTCTCAGAATACTTGCTTGAAGCCTTCTGAGCTTGATAAACATGCTTGCTTTCAGAGATTGCTTTAATCTCGTCTTTATATTTTGCGATCTGAGACTTGAGTTCATCAAGTTCTTCACGAGTTTGACGGGTTGATTCACCGTGGCGGTCAACTTCGTCGGCTTCTTTTAGAACAGCTTCACCAGTCTTTTCAACTAGCTTTTCTGTGTTGTTTTCTCCAACTTTTACACTGGAGACTTCCTCTGCGGCCTTTTCTACAACTGTTTCAGTTGCAGGAGCAGCCTTTTCAGTCTCTAGTACAATTGGATCACCTGCATTTTCGGTTGCCATTGTTTCATTCTCCTTTATAGTCTTAGTAGTCTTATGACCGTTTACTAATAAGGCTAGATCCTTGGAAGTCTCTTCGCCATCGTTGCAGTCAATACTCTTAAGCTTTTCGATGTTATTAATCATCATTTTAGCAATGTGGTAGTTTGTATCATTCCATTCTGTGGATGGGACAGTGGTTAAGTTAATTGTTTTATTCAGCTTTTCCTGTAAAAGTTCACTATTTTTAACAGCTTCGTTATCTTTTACTGCATAAAGCTCTTGTTCAGAAAGTGTGACTAGGTTTTCAAAATCTTCTTTAATTGAAGCTCTTTCTCCATCACTTAGACTTTTAAATTCTGTTACTGAAACATCTAAATCAAATTGTGATCCGATGTCCCAAAAATTCGCTACTGATAAATTTTCAGCAGGGATTGTAACTGTATTATCTAATGATTTTCCGTTTAAGTCAACTTCTAAAAATTGAAAAATAGGGTTTTGGGCAGTAGCAATTTTTACAGTCTGATACCTTTTACCCTCACTTTTTACAAAAGCACCATTTTTAATTTGTGCGGTTTCTGCACTAAGAAGATTAACAAAAGGAATTGGCTCATAAGGATCAGATGAAAGGTTTACGGCCTCTTCATCATCATCTTCCTCAGATAGTTTCTCAATGTCTACGTCTTCAGCAAGATTGACTTCCTTAATAATTTCCTTCTCTTCTTCTTCAGCGGCAGCAACAATGACTTCTTCTGTCTCGTTTGTTTCAACGTCTTTAGTCATAGTATTCTCCTCTTCAGAATATAGAGTAACAGATGAGTAGTTAGGGTTTTTAGACCCACCGTTTGCCTCAGTCTCACTAGGAGACATGGGACGGGCTTCTCCATCTGTCTTATCAGGTGAATCAACATTGTTAGAAGGTTGAACTAAGAACACAATTTCGTGACCGTGCCCTTCTGCTTCTTCAATGGTATAATTCACAATTTTGTGATAATGCTTTTGGCCATGAGAGGAATAGGTAGTAACACCATTGCCACTATCATCCATTTCCATAGTATGATAATGACCAGCTTTGTTACCAGTTATTCCGACATAAATGCCTTCCATCATTTTCACTTCGTCTTTTAGACTAGCCTCTTTGAGACTCTTCTTAAAGGCTTCATATTCATCGTTAGATTCAAAACTTTTTCTAACACTGAATAAGCTTTCTTGGTTGCAAGGAACGGATACAACACTAATTTCGTGAAGTTCTACATCAGTAATTTGTGTTGTGTCTGTATTCCGATCATAGCGACCATCCTTAACGCGGAACCCTACAGAAAAGCTCTTTAAAGCTCCGTCATTAATAAGTGTTTGTACACCGTGAAGTTTTTCTGCTGCGTCACTAACATATGCCTCAACAAAAATACCTTTACGATCTACAGAAATCTTTTGAACACGCCCAATTGGTTTATTATGATCGTGTTGATAAAGAAGAACAGGATTTTTGCGATAATAATCAACGCCTTTGGCCCATGCATTGGCAGTAATGATATCACCCGCTCGATCTTTATCGGTGGTGTTAGCATAGCCTGCAATAACTAGACCTTTCTTCTTTTTAGGAGCACGTTTCTCAACCGTTAGAGGGCTGTATACATGAAACATTTTTTCCATTCTATGTATCCCCTTGTGTAGGATCAGGAGGTGTGTCTGTATTATCTTCTGTAGGTCTGCCTCCTTGAGATGGATCTACAGCACTTCCTGTAATATTTTGTGGTATTCTAATTTCATCGCAATCATCACGATGTTGGAATCTCAAACCTATTCTAGCTTCATTAGGTGTAATAATACCAGTATTTACTAATGTAGAATAGTACATAGCTTGTGTTTTTTCATCTGACCTGAGAGCAGATACAGCAGCTCTATCAGGTCGAATAATAATATCTGAGTTAAAGAAATGAGAAAATGCGCTACAAAACTGTTCAAGAATTGGCATAACAGTATGATTATAAAATAATACTTGGTTAGCCGCAATATTCGCATTATTACCAGACTTTAGAAGAACATATGGAACACCAAGAGCTTTTGCTATATCTTGCTGAACTCTTTCTACAGAAGCTTCAAAGTCTAGTTCAGAAAATTTAATCTGACCAAAAGGACTTAATTGAAGACCTCCATCTAAAATAGCAGGATTTCTAGCCCCACCATATATAGTAGAGTAGCTCTGTCTCCACTGTTCTAAAAGTCTAT